CGGCGGCGGGATGGGGGGGCGGGATCATCCTGCGGGGGATTAGGCGGCAAAGCCGGGCCGCACCCCACCAGAATAATTGGCAGTGCCAATGGCGTCGGTGCCACCCGTCCAGACAATAACGCAACCGGTGCCGCGATCGTAACAAGGGGAACGAAGGCCCCACCAAACCGCCGTGGTAACGGCGGTGTGATTATTTGCAATCTTGGTGTTACCAGCTTTGTAATAATCATACTGGGCCTGATAGTTCTGTTCATACTGGTTGGCGTAGTTTCTCGTGCCAAAGACTTCAAACTCGGAAAGATCAAACAGGTAATCGGTAGTAGTTGTAACATTACCGGAACTGTTGCTTCCATTGCCCGTGTTATCGGTGTACTTGGTCACGGGTTGCATCACAGCACGAAGGTCAGACGGAAGCGCCGCCATCAAACTGTTTGCCAAGGGGCTTGTGGGGGTTCCATCATTGCCATAAAGGGTTTTCCGCTTATAGCAAGCGTTCCAACCACCGCTGTTCGTGTTGCTGGTGTTCCAACTGAAATAACCGGTGCCGGAAATATTAGTGTTGTATTTGCTGTCACACAGGGCAACGGCGGCACTCCCAATTTTTCCAATCTGGAAATGGATCTTATTCCCGCCTTCACGGGCCGAATTGTGATTGAACCCCAAAATGAAAGCATTGACCGCCAAATTGGAAAAAGTGGTGTTGCCCACCTTGCCATTGATCTTGATTTCCTTCACATCACCAACGGCCCAATAGTTGGCCCCCAAACCTGCGGAACTAACTTCCCGGATGGTTGCCCAACTGTTATCATTCAGAACCTTGGTGGGCAAAGTCACTTCAACGGAACAGGTCTTATTGGCCGGGGCCGTGTGGTTGGTGCCAGCGGCCACGCTGACGGTGATTGTGGCGCTTCCTTTGCCCTTGGCGGTAACAGTTACCACCCCACCGGAAACGCTCACAGAAGCCACCGTAGGGGCATTGGAAGTGGCCGTGATTGTGCCGTTACCGGCTCTTGTCACGGTGATGGTGTCCGTGGTCTTTGCGGCGGTCAGTTTGATGGAAGTCTTATTCAAAGACAAACTACCAGCGGCCTTGGCAATACTCCAAGCAACGGTTTTGGCCCCGGTGCTTCCATCGGCCCACTTGTAGTTCGTTTTCGGCGTGAAGGTGGCATTGTAGGAACCGGCGTTCGTGCCGCTGGTAGTTCCGCCAAGCGTCATTTTCCCGCTGTCATAGTTGTTCCAAGTGGGGCTTTGGGCCGAACCGGTATAAGTAAGGCTGTTGCTCTGCGTGGGGATCGTCATGGTGGCGGCGCTGATCGTCCAAGTCACTTCCTTGGCGGTCTGTGTGCCGTCTGCCCACTTATACTTCCCTTTCGGGGTGAAAGTGGCCGTGTAGGTTCCAGCATTGGTGCCGGTGGTTACACCGCCCAAGGTCAAGGCTTCAGGGTTATAGGCGTTCCAAGAAGGGCTTTGGGCCTGTCCGTTATAGGTCAGGGTGCCATTCTGCGAAGGAAGAACATTGATGGTATAGACGATACCGGACACAGCTTTCAAGGCCGCATCTGCGGCGGTCTGTGCGTTCTGCGCCGCTTCCACACAGGTTCCGATCTGGTTCAACAGATACGGGTGGGCGGTTTGGTCAAGGTTGTGTTCGCTCACCTTGTTTTGTGCCGTGCCTTTTGCATCATAGTTCATGTCAGGAAGCTGTTCGGCGGGAACCTTACCATCCACCAGATCAGCCTTCTCGGATTGACCTTTCTGAAGGGCTTCAACGGCATCCGCATTGGCCTTCATTTGGGTATCAATCTTATCCATGTTTTCATTCTGAACCCCTACATCATAAAATTCAGATTCAAGGGGTTTAGTCAGCTTGTAGTTGGTTGTTTTATTCGCCATTCTTCAAAACCTCGTTTCTCAACTGATTATGGGTATAGGCGGCAAGCTGGGCATGGGTGAACCGTCCAAGTTCCGCATGGGTGTTATAAAGCTGAAGCAAGGTCACAACCATGTTTTGGGGAACAACCCGGTTCAGCAAAGATTCAACATCATTGAAGTTGTTCTTTGCGGCCAACCCGATTTTCACAAGAAGCTGATAGGTGCCTTCTTCCACATCAGCGGAATAGTTTCCCTTCCCGCACAGCGTTTCAAGGATGTTCCGAAGCTGGGGCAAGGTGTACGGAAGTTCTTCATTGATCCGGGTCAGAATACGGAACCGGCGATCTTCAAGACTGTCCGTGCCTTTGGGGGTGATCCCCAAAATCTTTTCCCACCGGGAAAGGCCCATGTTTCCAGCGGTGGGAATGAACTGATTATCAAGAAGATCATCCGTGGTATTCCATGCCTTTTCAATTTCCGGCTGTTCGCTCCCCATGATCCCCTGAAACTCCGCATAATCACGAATGACATAGGGAAGATAATCAATCAGTTTGCGTTCCATGCTCCCGGCCCCCTTATCCGCTGATCACGATGGTTCCCGGCTCAATGGTTCCCAAAACCGGGATGTGGTCAAGGGTCAGGGTACAGTTCGCCGCTTCACCGTTGATCTTGGTGTTGGCAATATCCAGAATACCGGTGATTCCCAACAGGCGGCTTTCCACCTGACTGATACGAACCACAAGGGCTTCATTCTGGTCTGCCCAACTTTGGGCCAGTTCCAAGAAGTAACCATTGATTGCTTCCGTGACATAGGCGGAAACATCATCCCAACTCCATTCCCGCTGATAGTACAGATCGAAGGAAAGGTTGATGGTATCTTCACCCACGCCTTCAACCCTCACCACATGGCCGATGGGGGCAATGCCCACACCTTCACCGGCGTTCTGAAGGGGGTCAACTGCGGTCTGCACCTGATCCACAAGGGCTTCCGAAGGCTTCTTGAAGGAACTGTTGATGATCACCAGCTTCACGGTTCCGCCCACGGTCAGCTTGCTATTGGCTCCCGCCGCATACACGGCATTCAACCACGCCTTGATTTCCTCGGACACACCGGAAAGGCCGCTGATCCAAGTGTCGGTTCCCGTGGGCGGGATCAGCTTGGCCGGGTTCAAATCGCTGTTCCAAACCCGATATACCCTCACACCGCCCACGCCGGGAATGGCGTTCACCTTTTCCAGATAATCCGCACGGTTGCCGCCGAAGGCTTGGGCGTTCAGGCTATCCATGTAACGCTGTCTGAAAACCTCGGTATCTTCTTCATCCTCACCGGGGATCACCACGGCGGAAATGGAACAGGTTTCAAGCCCGTCCACATACTCAATGGGAATCACCGTTCCGGTGTAGTCATTACCGGCTTCACCAGCGGTTTCACAGGTGATTTCATACTTACCACTTCCACGGTCAGCCGAAACATAATAGTTCAGTTCTCCGATGGAAAAGCGGGTGTTCATGGGAAGGTGCAAGGTGGTTGGTGTAATGCTCAACTGCAACACGGCGGGGCTTGCCGGTTGCGGTTTCAGCCCCCTTTCTGCCGCCCTCAAAATGAGATAAGGGCGGGTTGCGGTGTCTGCAAAGGTTTCATTCAGCACCGTATCAAGGGCAATATAAAGGTTTTGCAATTCCACAGCGGCGGGGGCATCCCCATACCACACCAGCGAACCTTCACGGGTATCAAGGTTGCTGTTAATGGAAAGGGCCTTCTGAAGCATCCGTGCCAAGATGGATTCATAGGTTTGCGCTTCATACATCAGATTTCAACCCCCATTTCTGTGTTGATTTCACCAAAAATGCTGACCACCGTGAAGGTAGTCAGCACTTGTTTTTTGTTCACTGTAAATTCAAAGTTTTCAACGGCGGTGATCCTATCATCCTGAAGCAAGGCTTCCCGGATTCGCCGTTCAATTTCTGGAATACAATATTCCACATCTTTTCCGATCAGGTTATGAAGTTCAACCCCGTAATCCCAAGAATGGATCAACCATTGATACCGTTCTGTATTCAAGATCAGATATACCGCCTGTTCCACCGCTTCAATTTCATCAATGGTTCCGATGATGGTCAAAGTGTTATGGTTCAGGCGGAAGGTTCTGCTGGGAAGGGTTTCAAATTCAAAATCCTGCCGCAAATCATCCCCGGTCTGTGGGATCATAGCCATTCCCCCTTCAGGGCCGGGTTCGCTTTGATACGATCCAGCACCACAAATTTTTTCCCCTTCTGCATCCGGGCCAGAACCACCCAATCCCCAACTACAAGGGCATTATAAACCTTGAATTTCTTTCGGCCCTTGATGGGGTGGTTGTGGTCAATAGGGGTGGCTGAACCACCGCCGGTATAGGTGTCAACTACCGGGTGGCCGTGACTGATAACAACTGTCTGGTGGCTTACCGTCATATCAACTTCAAAATCCGTAACATTCCGGGTAAGCACCAACATTTTTTCAGTGTAAATGGCCTTTTGGTCAACCTGAATTTTCAAGGGGGAAGCTGAAATAACTTCACCAAACAACAGGTTCACAGGTTTTCCAGCTTCCACAGCTTCCACCGCCGCCCGTTTCACAACTTCAACAGGATTAGGCAATAAATTCACCCCCGATCAGGTCAAGTTCCATCATGTGTTCATCACCCCTGAAGGTGTGGGTGACTTTGTTCACCACCATGTAATTGTTGGTGACAATATCCCCAAGGTTCAGGGCCACCACCACGGCGCTTCCAGCACGAACCCGCACATCACCGAAAGCGTTCTGAATGGTCAGGTGGCGGGTTTTTTGGTCATACAGCTTCAACAGGGCGTTGGCCTTGGCGGAAACACCGGTTTTGGTTTGAACTTCTTCAAAATATTGAAGAACACCCCATTGGTTCATTTTCTCCCCGTCTTGGGCTATAAACAGTTCCCGCTTACCGGTTTTTTCATTGTTGAAAGCCAACTTGATTCTGTTATAGGTCTGTTCATCAATGCTGGATTCATAGCTGAAGTTTTCCCCGGTTTCTTCATCAATCAGAAGGTTCAGCTTCATGGAATTGATGTTCTTCAGGGACAGCTTGCCCACATCATCATAGAGAACAAAAAGCTGTTTGGTGTTCATCAGGGTTTCATCAAGGGCATTCTGGATCATATCAAACAGCGTTTGGTTTTCCTCCACAATGGTTTCAATGGTGTACCCGGTATCTTCTACCGTCCCAAGGTTTAGGCGGAAGTCACCAGCCAGTCGCTTCAGCAAATCGGAAGCCTTCAGCCCTTCTTCTGTCAGGGTGTCTTTATTCTTCAGATACCGCAACTGATCATAGGCCACAACATCAATGGTTCCGCCCTTGTCCCGCTTTTTCTTGAAAACAAAGCCATAGAACATGGGGGTTCCGTCCACCGTCAGCTTCACCGGATCACCTTCTTGGAAGTTCAATCCGGGGGCTTTGACCACCGTAAATTCCAGCTTTCCGGGGGTGCCTTTTCTCTCCAAGGTCAGTTTTGCCCCTTCTTCAACAACCGGATATTGAATTGTGCTATTGTGTTGAATGAAAAGTTCAACTGCCATTCAGATCACCCCTTTCAGGAAGGCAAGGTAAGAACCTGATTGGGATAGATCAGGTTCGGGTTCTTGATTTTGTCCTTGTTCAGATTATAAATTTTCGTGTAATCGGCCCCGTTGCCCAACTGCTTCTTGGCAATGTTCCAAAGGCAATCACCAGATTTCACCGTATAGGTGGCGGCTTTCGGGGCCGTTGTGGTGGGCCGGGGTGCCGCCTTAACCGTTGCGGTGGCGGTTCCCCCGGAAGTCTTGGCCGGTTGCACGGTCACGGTCTTGGTGCCATAGGCTCTGTACTGTTTCAGGTTGATCTTCACCTTCACATCAAAGCCTTCACCGGCATCATCGGTGATTTCATAGGTTTCAAGGCCAACGGTCAAATTGGTGTAATGGAACATCCCGCCACCGGGCTTCTGCCGGTTCAGAATGAATTGGAACGGGGTCTTGCTCACCTTCAGCCGTTCAAACAAGGACAGGTAATAGGCGGCGTTTTGCGCTCCACCATTGCTGAAGGGATAGGACACTTGGGGAAGAACCAATTCAAAGGACACATCCGAAAGGCCAGCGGCCTTCAGGATATTGATTTCTTCCCCGTTGATCAGGGTCATGGTCTTATTCTGGTTGTTGATCTTCACCGTCACCTTGGAAGGGGTGATGGGCATAAGCGTTCCCGCCATATACAGTTTATACGCCATTACTCATGCACCCCTTCTTCAGAAACTTCCAGCTTTTCAGCAAAGTCATTGGCCCAAGCATCCATGATCCCATCCAAATCAGCATCTTTGGAAATGTGGTTTTCATTGTGCTGTTCAACCTTGATTTCAGCGGTAGTGAACCGGTTGATTGCTTCACGCTCCGCAATGTCACGAAGATAGGCCAAATCTTCTTCAGCAATATCCAAGGCATCAGCGGTGGCCGCTGTGTTGGCGGCGGTGTCACCGGTGTTTCCATAGATTCCATCAAGGGTGTTGCTCAAATCGAAAGCCCCCATAGAATTCAAACCGGAAGCATCAAACATTCCGCCAATCTTATCATCAATCCCTTGGCCGAAGTCATACCCGGCATCCCAAGCCCCGGAATAGGTGGCCCGATAGTCGATGGTGGGGGCGTTTTTGTCCAAGGTGATTGCGTTTTCATTTTTGCCCCAAGAAGTAACCGCACTTTGAAGGCTTTCAAGGCCAGAAGTCCAGTCAGTTCCAAAAATAGCATCAATGATGGTGGTTACAACTTTACCAAGGTTCAGGAACCACCCGATGATTTGACCGATCAGGTTTGCCACGGCATCACCAAAGCTGTTGAAGCCGCCGTTGCACACATTCAGAATCCATTCCACGATTCCAAGGAACGGGGCCACAAAGATTGTCCAAATGGCCTGAATGATAGCGTTCAAAACGCCAATGGCACAGTTCAGCACAAATGCACCGGCCACGGCTACCACACCACAGATAATTCCAGTTGCGGAAATGGTGGAACCGGTCAGCTTATTGATTGCCGCCACAATCATATAAATGGCCGCAATCACGGCAATGATGATCAACAGAATCCAAGTCAGCGGACAGGCCAGCAAAGCGGCATTGAAGCCGTATTGGGCGGCTGTGGCGCTTGCCTTTGCCATTGCTTCCGCCTTCTCGGTAGCGGCAAGGGTAGTGTTTGCAACGGCGGCTTTGTACGCCTGAACCGCCGCAAGGCCCTTCTGTGCATTGCTGATAGCGGTGATTGCATTGTTGGCAATCAGATAGCCGTTATACAACAGCATTGCCGCCGCAATCCCCAAAACAAGGGGCTGAATGATCCCCCAATTATCCACGAACACAGAAGCAATGGCAATCAGAATATCCAGCGCCGAAGAAGCCACATTCGCAACAGCGGCAAGGCCATTGATCAGGCCGGTGGTCACTTTCTGGAACTTGGTGCTGTTTCCAATTTGGTTGATTTTGGTCAGGATCGGGGCAAACATAGAAAGGGCCTGATTCTTCATATCAACCCAAATCTGCGCCCAAGTCTTGGGCATGGAATCGAACTTTGCGTTGGTTTCGTCCGCCATAGCAAACATGGCGTTCTTCACCACTTCAGCCGTTACCTTGCCTTCCTGTGCAACCGTCTTAATGGAACCTTCCGCAATCCCCATATACTTTTCAATGGCTCTTGCGATACCCGGCGCACCGTCCAGAATAGAGTTCAGTTCTTCACCACGAAGCGCACCCGCCGCCATTGCCTGTGTAAGCTGGATCATGGCGTTGCTCTGCTCTTGGGCCGTAGCACCGCCAATAACAAACTGTTTGTTCACCTGTTCCATGAAGGCAATGACCTGATCCATATTGCCACCGAAGGCGTTACCGGCGTTCAGGCCAAGTTTCGCAACGGCGGAAGCGGTGTCAAAATAAGCGGATCGGGAACGCTGGGCGGAAGCCATGATCTTCTGTTCCAAGGCTTCAACGGAACCGCCATCATCCACAAGCAAATTCAATCGGGCTTTGGTGCTTGCCAATTCATCCGAAATGTTCAGAACCTTATTGATCCCGGCGATACCACCAGCGGCAATGGCAACTTTCTTGATGATAGACAGAAGCCCGTTGGCGGAATTGCTACCCCCACGGATGGAATTGTTGAAATTCTGCTGTTCGTTGTTGGCGTTCCTGATATTTTCTTCAATGGCATCAAAGGCGGTTCCCGCTTTCGCCCATTCTTCACGGGCTTCCCGGATTGCCGCCGTGTCAACGGCTCTACCGGAAGCCTGTTGCATGGATTCAAAGGTGTTCAGCACAACACCCATAGCCTTGTGCATACTCTGAAGGGGGCTGGTAACACCATCATAAAGGGCAATAGCGGTTCGGATAGTTCCCACAGGGATCACCACCTTTCTTGGAGAATAGCCGGGGCCTTAATGGTGTCGGCCCCGGCGCTGTTTGCGTTCAATTTCCTTCTGCTTCTTCTTTTCAGCTTCCACCCGAACATCAATGGCCGCAATGATGAAGGCCCGTTCACGCCGGGGCAAAGCATAGAAGGCGGAAGGTGTTAAATGAAGTTCGTGAAGGCAATAGTAAGCAATGTTGGCTTCACCATCACCTTCACAGATCAGTTTTTTGCTTCATCAACCTCATCCTGCATGGTGGTATCAAAACCACACACTTCCTGAATCTTGGTCAGGTATTCGGCATATTCGCCGGGGGTCAGCATGGTTTTCAGAAGGGCATCAGCGCCCATGACCTTGTAGCTGTCCTGAAGTTCCTTATCATTCAGATTGGGGAACACGGTACAAGCCACGGCCAGCTTGCCAAGGTAAAGATCATAGTCGGTTTCCTTCTGATACTGGTTCTTCTTGCCGGGAACCGGAACACGCTTGGCACAGGACTTCCGAAGGGCTTCATCCTCGGTGCCGGTGATGGTCTTGATCTCCCAAGGAATGGGGTTGCCATCCTCACCCAAGAAGCGTTTGGAAGCAACAAACTTGATGTTCTCAACGGGAACGGCGTTTTCAGCCAAAAAAGCGGACAGGCTCATTGTTTTTTTCCTCCTATATTTTGATACGAAAAAAGGCCCCGGCCCCTACCGAAGTAAGGCCGGGGCGCTCTGCTTACTGCATACCGGCCAAAAGGCTGAAGGTTTCGGGCATCTCGAAATCTTCAAAGGTGAAGTCCATATCTTCATCCAAGTATTCCGCATCAGCATCAAACTTGGCAAGCAAGCCGCCATCCATATTGCAATCCTTCAGGATCACGGTCTGACGGCCCACAGAAGAAGTGGGATCTTCATTTGTCACCTGAATGTCAAAATAGACATCCTCGCCGGTGTCCTTATAACGCTTCATCAGCTCACGGAAGATGGAAGTGTTATAGTGGAAGGTGGCGGAACCCGTACCCTTCCAGCCGGTGGCCTTATTGCCCTTGCCGGTCTTGCCCAAAATGGGAACTTCCGTTTTGTTCTTCTCAAAGTTGGCTTCAAGGTTGATAGCCTGCATGAAGTTGTAACGGTTATCCCCGATGGTCACGAAACATTCAGCCAAGGAAGCGGAAACAGCATCCTTGGCGTTCATGATGGTTCTATCTGCCATGATGGTTGTACCTCCTTACTGAACATAGACGGTCATATAAAGCTGTTCCATAGCGTTCACGGGGGTCACATAGTCAGTAACCACCACGGATTTCTTGGTATCGCCCTTTTCAACCGTCACATTTTCGCCGCTGAAGTTCTCAATGGCCCGAATATCCTGAAGTTCCGTGTGGTGCTTCACAATATCGTTCCAAAGGGAAATCCGGCCAGCGGCATCATTGGGAACCTTGCCAAGATACTTCTTGCCGAACAGAACGGCAATATCATTGGCGATCTGATCCAAAACTCGGATCGTCTGGTTGCTGGAAAAATCGCTGGACTTTTCATCCGTGATGGAAATGAAGCTGTTAATGTCAGTCAGGACACACAGCGCTTCATCCACACGATGGAACATGAAGGAACCTTCCCTGATCCCGTTTTCAAGCTGGGTCTGCGTGAAATCGGTGTCCACATCGTATTCACCATCATAGGTCATGTTGGTAGCGCTCTTATTGACCGCCGTTCCGCCGATCACGCCCGTAACCCAAGGGATCAGGGCGGTGGAAGTCTTGTCGGAAGTCAGGCCGTTCTTGACGCTCACAACGCCTTCATAATCGGCCAGCTTGCGGAAAAGAACCACCTGAAACTTCTTGCCCACATCATCACGCATCCGCTTTGCGAAGGCCGCAAACAGGGCGGTGATGGTGGCCTTGCTCTCGGTGCAACCCATAGCGTTGAAGGTGTACGCTTCCGCCTGATCAAGATAGGTCTGATAGTCGGAATCGGCCACGGTGCCATTGGTGCCGCCCGTCAGGGGCAAGGAAGCGGTCAAAGAAAGGGTTCCGCTGGACTTCCAATCCACATAGGCATTGGCCTTCAGATCGGTGATAGTGGCCACACCTTCCTGAAGATCAACCTGAACGGTTCCCAAGAAGGTTGCCACATCGAACAGCGGCGTCTGTTCTGTGGTGTTCTCATTCGCCGTGATAACGGTACGAAGATCATTACCACGGGTGCCGGGGTATTTGGCCGTTGCGTAGGTGTTAGCCGCCTTCACGCCGCTGGTGCCAAGGCGGAAGAAATGAACGGTTTTGGCGTGAAGGAAGATTTCACGCATAGGCTTCAGTTCATCCGCCGTGTACGCATAGCCGAAAATTTTCTGACTGTTCTTGATAAAGTCAGCCTGTTCCACCGTGAAAATCTTGCCTTCAGGCCCCCAATTCATAGCAAGGGGGATGGTGACAATGCCACGGTCAGAAAGGGTGGCGCTTGCCTGCGCCACAGAAATGAAGTTGATATATGCACCGGGCAGAACCTTGTTCTGCACCAAGAAGGTGCCGCCGCCAAGGGCCATATTATTTCACCTTACCTTTCATAAAGTCATTGATCAGCCCATCAATCTGATCGAAGGTG